TGCTTTCACCATTGCTGGTGTTAATGTCATCGGTAAAATCAACAAGGTGAACACCCTTCAGCTTCAGACCTTCCGGATCATCGCAGTGAATTCCGCAACCGAATGGGAAATCACGCCTCCGATCATCACCGATCAGGTAACTCCTACTACGGCGGAAAGGCAATATGCAAACTGTAGTGGTCAGGCTGCTGATGATGCTGTTATCGCTTTCCTAAACAGCCAGGACTCAATCACCAATATCTTCTTCGTCAACGAAGCTGTGGAAATTGTTCATGGCTCATTGGCGATGACTGATATGAATGCCGGTGGTGTTTCTTCACTCATTTTTTAATCCTCTTTGAGATTATTGGCATTATGCCACTCGGTTTTTACGTCCCCGGCGGACGAGTATTTATTTGCGCGTTGTTTTTTTTTATTTATTTGCGCGTTGTTTTTTTTCTAACCTTTTTTATTAAGCTAGCCTGTTCTTTAATCAAAGGGAAACTGACCTTCGATCGTTTCCTCAGCCGTTTAGTCACTGCTTTCAGCCTTTTAGTGTCTTTTCTTATTTTCCCTGCCATAGATTCCTCCGATATATTTTACCATATTATTCACTATTATTCACCTACTGGTATCTGTCTGAGGCTGTCAAACCGGTCTTTTTCTATTTGGGCATCGATTTTCTGCTGCTCCTGCTGGATTTTAGCAAAGTCAAATATCCCCTGATCACCTGTCTTCTTACGAATATTCTGGGCTTCGACCAGCGTCTTGATTGTCTGGGCCGACTTGAGTTCAGCGCTTTTGACCTTCTCTTCGCTGGCAGCATCAAGATTCCTGGCTTCAGATAATTGCTGTTGGGTAGCGGCAAGGATCAGTTTCTGCTGGGCATTTTGCTCCTGCTGCTGTCTCTTCTGCTTGGCCTGGGCCACCATCTGCTTCTCTTCATCGGTCTCTGGATCGATGGTGCCAGCAAGTAACCTGCGCTGCCGGTTCATTTTCTTAATGGATTCCAGGTCATTGCCCGCCATATTCTCAATAATAATACCACCGAGTTCAGGCAAGAACGGCTGCATCGCCGGGATCTGTCCCCATGTCTCCATCAACTTCATTGCCGTATCCACAGTTTCTTCACGCTGAGTATCAAATTGTGGCCCGACATTAGCAACGGCTCTAAACTTCTTGCCCTGGATGCTGTTACTCAGGGTCATGCGACCGGTTATTTCGTCCTGGACCACCTTCATAAGCTGAGTGGTCGTCTCCGAACCGTCCCTGCCAACTGTTCTGATGATCTGTTCCTGGTCGTAAATCTCAACGGCCTTAGACTGGTACACTTCACCACCCCATTCAATACCCGAAGCAATGTTATCCATAGAAGGCTGGGTATTCAGGTTCTGTATTTTCTTGGCCTCACGAATAGCTTTGCCGGACACGTTATTGGGATTGATAAATTCCTGGAGCGTACCGCCAGTCATTTTCTCGGCCAAAACAGGAAGGTCTGTCGTCAACCTGGCATTATAATCGTCCATCTGCGGAGGCTTGCGATAAGCAATGGACTGGGCAAGAGGAAGAGCCTTGTCGTCTAAATCATACTGAGGTTCAAGGGTCAGATAAGCAGGGTCTGGTGCTGTCCAGACCTCATCAAACCCCTCTGATGCCGCTTGGTCTGGCGTAACAATTGGGACTTCAACGGGTGTCGAATTGGCTACCTCCGCATTCCTGCTCATCACTGAGTTATACAACCGTTGCAGGTCTTTGTAGGGTCTGAGCAAGCCCTGATACCACTCCTGCCCATTCACATAATACCGGTTGGTAAAGAGAGCAATAATCGGCAACTGATCCCCTGTTACCCGTATAGGACCTTCAAATATCCGTGCGCCACTGAAGACCGTCTTGTGGATCTCATGACTGATTATTTCACGTTCACGTATTTTTTCCATGAAATCCAGTGCTTTAAAATCCGCCTGCTTTTCCTCATTATCACCAGCAACAAAATCCAATTGACCCGTCGTCTTGTTCCGGTAAACCCACAGTTTAGCGTTCTTCTTTATCTTTTCGTAGCGAGTCGCAATGTAAACCGCTTCCTGCTGGTTATTGACGTTTGACCGAATAGAATGTTGGTTCGGGGTATAGGCAGAGACTGGATCCTCGTCCGGCCATATTTCCAGGAATGAAAGGCGGTTATATTTCTTGAGCTTTGTGACACGGCGCGCATCACTTTTGTTCATCGCTTGGGAGCTTGCGTCCCAGATCACAGTTTTGTAGGCCTCGTAGAGCGAACGGTACTCCATCCTTTGCCGCTCATTCTCGATATCTTCCTCGTCCTCCCATCTTTCCGCAATCTGGTAGGCACCATACCCACACGTAATAGCTTCCTTCACCGCATTATCAATGGCATCCTTTCCCGTCCCACGAAATTGGAAGTCTGCTCGATGAATGCTATTTAATAGTTCAGCATCTTTATCAGAGGTTTCCAGATGATCGCCAGGCTGAAACTCACTACTTATCCGGCTGTTGTTCCATTCTGCCTTCACGCGTTCAATAAAATTATTGATCAACGGGAACTGGAGCTTGGCCCGGTTCTGCATTTCTTTTTCAAAATAATCATTCCACATACCCCCGATCGTTTGCAGAAATTCCATATCATTTTCAGCTTCATCCATCTGATCAAACATGACATCAGCATCCGTTGATATGTCCAGTAAAAAGCGCGCCAACTTTTCTTTAGAAGTTTCATTGAGTGCCTCGTCAGCTTCTCGCTTAATGATATCTTCCTTCATTACGAATGTGTCCTCCCAGAGTGACCAAATGCTTTACGGGCCGGTGGCATTCTAAATGTGCGGGGCTTCTTCAATGTTTCAGGTATTTCCTCTCCCATCATCGCGGAATCAGCAAGATTAGGAGATTCAATCTTGTGAAGCCTTTTCATTTCAGGCTTATCCATTATCTGGATCAAGCCATTAGGATTATTCTTCTTTGGAATACGGCAAACCTCAGACCGGAACTGAGGCAAGCATTCAATGCTCGATGAAATGCTGATCAATTCATCTGGATCTACATACTCACCCTTCACAACAGCCCTATATGCGTTGTAAAACCTATCCCTTAATCGGATATAATATTGGGCTCTCTTGTTTTTAAAGGTCTGCTGATTCGATTTGGCTTGGCCAGGGTTCAACTTGGAATCAGGCTGATAAATTGCTTTTGCATTGGCCGGGGACTCTGAACCTTTGAACATATTTACTGCTATTTTCTTGCCATCCAATGCCGTGGTCACCTGGCGTTTCAAAGACACCCCTAAACCATCGCAATCCCAGGTAAACATATCAGCACCCACGTTGATTGCATACTCGGTAGCCCAGTCACAGCCATCATTGACATCACCATCAATCTTTTCCATTACATCCAGGACCACTGACCCATGCCTGTAATACAAGCCTTTAGGATCTGGACCGGTATCTGATGGGTCATGGGAAACAATCTTGAATCCCCGTGGCTCAAAACCTAGTTTTATATGGGCATCAATGGCCGCATCAAACCATTCAGCTTTGATAATCGAGCCCTCAACCGTATCGTTGAACTTCCCCTCCCAGATATGATCATATTCTGCTCGACTTCGGTTCGCTAAGTCCCATTGCCTTTCCTGCTCCAAGCCATCAGACCACCAGGGATTGTCCCTCCAATTCATCATAATAATCAGATGCATAGAGTCTTCATATATCCCATCGCGCTGCAACTGCTTCCAAAACGGAATAATAAATCGCTTACTGAATGGATCGGTCGAGGCCATCAGGTTGGCGGTGAATATCAGTTGCGCCCCTTCTTCCCGGATGGTAGGAAGTAAATCGTCAATAGATTGCTGGGAAAGATACTGTGCCTCTTCAATCCAGGACCGCTTGTAACCTTCAGCAGATCGCACGGCCGATGAGTTCCGGGCGAATCCCTTGTACCTGATCTTGCCAAAATTATCGAAGTCCACCTTCTTGTCGGTGCTGGTAACACCCAAAATTCCTAACTTGTCGATAAGTGAGAGTATCAATTTATGAACTGAATCATCGATGGATGTTTGGAATTCACGACCACAAAGCAGGTCAGTGCCCTCCATCTTTATCAATGCCAGGACGTGCTGGCCAACACTGGTTGATTTAGCCGAGCCTCGACCACCCACCAACACAATAATCCTCTTCTTAGAGGTCAGTACCGGCTTGAATTTACGGGGATATTGTATCCTTATCACCCCTTGTTCTTCTGCAACAGCCGTCATTGTCTTTCCTTTGGATCCACGATCTCAGATATTATTTTGGTCTGTATCGGTCCACCACCTGGACCCGTATGCGCAGTCTCGGTCTTGTCTTTCCAGTTGAAATTATTTTTTAAGTTAAAAATACTACCCGTTGGGTTATTCATAAAAAGACGTTGAGCGGTATATGCTTCGACTCTAATTTTCGCTCTTTTTATCGTGTCAGAAAATTCTTCTTTTCCTTCATAGTTAATAAGGCCCTCTCTCGTAAGGTCTAAAACCAATCCCAACCCTGTAACAGTGGGGTATAAATCCTCTGTGATTGTGTCTTTGGGTTCACCCCATCCATTCTTTTCTGCCTCCCTGTTTTTCTTGCAATCCAGAAAATATAAATGAATCAGGGCTTGCATATCATCAGGTTTGGTATATTTAGCTGGTCTACCCATTATTTCCTTCTTGGCTTTTTTATCGTTTTAGGTTTTTTTACTTTCCTCGGTTTATGTGATCCTGGATGATCGGCCATGATTTCTCCTTATCCGTCCCACTTAGAACTCACATGGAATCTCAATGGAACCTGTTGTTTCTCGTCTGTAGACTGATTGGTCAATAGACCTATTAAATAATAAGGCGATTGACTGCTCACATCTAAAACAGAAGTTTCTGTACTGGTTAAAAAATCCTCCCATACATTCCCTGTGGGTATTATCTCTCTAGGCCCAATGAGGATTGGACTATTTGGAAATTGCCTCACAATAATATTGCAAACCCATCCAGAAATTGATGCCGCACCCCTATCAAATACAAAAGGTAAGGATCCATCCTCTCTTATTGTCTGGATTTTACTCATTTTTCATACCTTTTCATTAACAGCACCTTTAAAATCCGCTATCCGTAGGACTACCCACTATCCTACCCCTTCCAAGCTTAGGTCCTACCCGGCCTTGACCGGCTCTAAGACCATCACTTTTACCGCCCCCAACAAAACTTCCAACTCCATCCACAATGGCCTCACCGGCTGCAAAACCTGTCGGCATAGCGAAATCACCCACACCATTAACTACTGCTATCCCCAAAGACAGTCCAATACCACCTTTTAATGCTTGTCCGATACCAGAAACAATAGCGATACCGGCTGCTGCGCCATCACCAGGAATGGCGGCAACTCCAAAGCCAAGAACGGAGGAAGTACCGGTAACAGAACCTTCCCCACCACTATTTGCGGAAAGAACACCCGTAACTGTGGCTTGACCCGCCGCTAGCCCTTCTCCAGCAATACCAACTTCCCCAACTCCAAGAACAATAGCCGCGCCTGCAGCAGTTCCAGGTGCCCCCGTTAAAGAATCCCCTACTCCAGCAACGGTCGCCGAGCCAGTAGAACTTCCAGCCCCTCCAACTATTAAGGGGGCCAGGACAACGCTCATCACGCCCCAGAAGGTCGTGCCCGATAAGTTCAGCGCAAAATTACCCGACACTTCTTGCGCTGTAGTCTGCAATACATCCGCATAAGCTCCACAACTAGACGTATTGAAATTTCCTCCAGGCCCATTCACATTGTCCAGCTGAAGTGTCAGCCCCGCTGGACTGGACGTTATAAATGGGTTACCACTATTGCCTCTTTCTGTTCCTACAAAAACCGCGACCAAACTATTATCTTGGTCTGGGGTGAGCGCCAACATAACAGCCGTTGAATCCGCTCCCCCATTGTTCACATTGGATTTATTAACCGGGGCCACCGTATCTTGTCCCCGATATGTCGCAAATATCCCAATCCCCCGTTCATTAAGTGCACCAACAGTGTTGATTGTATAACTTGCTGGTTCAGAAGAGGCTATCCTATAGGCGAGAATATTCGCATGCGTTCCGCCTGTGGCCGCATTTTCTAGCTCAATAAACCCGGATGGCAGTAAAAACCCAGCCCCATCGCAAGACCCAAAAAACACGATGATGTCATCATCCAAAGTGCCCACTGGCACGGACAGGGACATGCTTGAAGCGTTGTTTACGTTATTACTGGAATCTCCTATTAACGTTATGGCCATGATTAAAAACCACTAGTCTTCAGTGATCGTTGTGGCTTGGGTCAGAAACGGACTCACCCCGTTAGTGACAACAATATTCGGCGTCACTGTTCCGGAATAAAGCATATTATTACCGACTCCACTACCTACAGAGAAATGGGTGATTGTCTCACTACCCCCGGTAGCCGTTGGAAACACAATATCCGCAACAGGACTCACCGATCCTGCAGCAACGGTCCATCCCCCTGCAGTCCGGATAACGGTAATCCTGGTATATCCTGTATACGTTGCCTCGTTAGTCGATTGATCACCCGCTTCCCCAGGATCAGCCGTATGAAGGGCCGCCGTTAATGTTGTGGCCGGAGAAGCCCCAGCATCATCGGCTATATTAGGGATAGTGGTGGCGTTAAAAATCAACTCCAGTAGGTCTGTTTCAAAAACATTGGATTTACTCATTGGTTTTTTCCCTTTTTAAATTACTTTTTAGTGCTCATTATTTTTCCTTAACAGGTCTTGTTAATTATTCCAAACTAAGAATGTCATGCCACGGGCCTCAAAACATCACCAAACCTTCCAGATAAAATAAACTGTGCTTCTCCCGCAGCAACAGCCGCCGCCAAATCAGTCGTTGTCCCTTTTAGAATTAACCAGCACCGGAACCCATCGGTTAACGCTGGTGCAAAATCAAACGGCTCTGTATTGATCGCCGCCACCGCATCATCGAATGTTGAATACAATGCCTGGCCATAGTGAATAAGGGTGCTATTAGCGACCGTGAAAAACCAAATACGCTGGATAGTCCATCTATTGCCCGCCACCCCAGCCAAAGTTCCCGATCCATCATCATATTGATCAGGGTCGATTGAGGTCCCAGGTGGCAGAAGATCAAAGCCACCCACCCCATCTCTCTTAAGATAAATAAACGTCAAACCGGCTAAAACAGGATCAATAAAATTATTGGGATCTTGCTTATCATTGGCATAATTAACGCCCAAACTAAAAGTTTTTCCAGCTGATTTATCTAATAGAAGGTTGGCTCCGTTCGGACTAAAGGCGTTACCAGAAACATTAATAATCATGACAAAACGAGCTAGTTCTGCCAAGTTCTTCTGAATATCAAAAACACTACTGTATTGTGGAAAAAAACTATTGATCGTAACATTGTCTACGTGACCCAATATCCCTAAAGAAATAATCACTCTCAATTCCGCAGAGGTAAACTGAAATATACTGTTAAACACAATAACTGCCGAACCTGTCGACAAATCCAAACCAATTACTGTCACAGGTTGAGTGAGGATATTTGGAACGGTCTCGGCGATAAATGCAGGCCATGAGACCTTTATACGAGTCGGATTAAGTGGATCAGTAAAATTATCTACCAGGACTCCGGTCCCCGCCGCAATATCAAACTTGGAATTATCCCCACCATTAACAGTGACCTCTCCGCCTGTAATAAGCCCTGTAGAAATATCGCTATCGCTACCGCCACCTTCCCCCTCCATTATCTGAATAGACATCTAAACCCCTATTAAAATTTCATTAAAGAGCATTGTAGAAAACAATCCCTTTAGATGATTTTGACCTTACCCAAACAGCACTTGCCTCTTTGATAATTGTGGCAGACTTAGAAGGCTCGATCCTTTTCCCTATCTCCGCCGCCGCAGGCTGGGTTGGCACTTGCTTAATAAACAAATCTGCGGTATTAACATTCTGCAAAGAATAGGAAACACCGATTGTTAATCCTGTTATTTCTTCCCAATCTTTAGTAAAAGTTTTTTTAATCGTGTCTCCCATTTATCGCACCAAGGATCCTTTTTCGTGGGTAGCTGGTTATCCAGTGGCACGTCTTAAGCGTGTCGGTTCGGGTGTCTTCAACACCCGGCCTGCTCTTTACGCGGTGATCTTAGTTTTCAAGGAGCACACAGCACTTCCTTCGGGCAATGCACCGCCGCACCACCAAAGCCTCGAACAGATTTATAAACGTACCAGGCACGAAAACGGCTCATGCCATCCTCAAGACAGATGCGCTGCAATACCTCATCCGCAATTTCTCTCCAGGGATCTTCAGGCAAGCATTCATTACGGATGAGCTGGTACAAGGCATCATGAACAAGCGACCCTCGCATAAAATTGTCCGTGTCAATCGTAGGTCCGCTCGGTCCATCCCAGCAATAGCCATTGCTAATTGTTAACACTCCAGCTTCAGAGAAATGCAAATACCGACCACAATAAATCTCCTCATCCGGGTACTCATCAATATCAACGCTATAATCCTCATAGAGTTGATATTTGTAGCCACCGCGATATTTTATTGTCATCATCTTAAATGTTCTTTGCGCTTAATCATTTCGATGGCAAGCCTGACAACTTCTTCCCGTTTCTCTGGTGGAATGTTCTGAAGAAGCTCTTCAATTATCTTGATCCCTTTTCCGTTATCATCAACAACGCGCTCGAAGTGCATCAGGTCTCTAAAGTTATCGCCCATTAAGTCCGCACCTCTAAAACATAACGCCTGTAATTTTCAACAAACCCATAGGCATGTCCTTTCCCACCGCCGTTATAATAAGTCTCCCAATACTTCCCTAACGCTTCAACGTCATCGTCGTCAGGAAGGGCCTCTGGCACCATCAGGTAGCGCACTCTAGCAATCACCACAGCGAAAGGGATATTGCTGATCACCTGGTCGCGAATACCTTGTTGCGTTGTGAATCGCTGAACTCTTTCCATGAGCTCTCTTTTATCTTCACGCAGAAGATATCGAAAATAAATGTCGTTAAGTGTCGCGGGTTCGATTTGGAACAAGCCCAGGGCAGGGCCGCCGCCTTTTTGTTTCAGGTAAGTCAACCTCGATTCCTGAATCGCAGTGCCGAGTAACAGGTTCACTGCCGACTCCGAGCACAGGCCAACGTCTTTTAGTGTTGGAATGAGAATTAAGTTTTTAAAATTTTGTATGTCGAGCAAGCAGAGAACTCCAATAAAGTTTTACTGCTTTTAATCTACAACATTTTTTTCATGTGCAACAGTCACTGGGATGTGCGTTGCAATGTACACTGCAATGTACGTTGGGAAGGTCTTTAGTGGGGGGTAATGATGGAATATGAGCCTAGGTAGTGGAAGGCACCAGGGGAGTGTTTAGAGGGTATGCGGGGGGGGGGCGTCAACCAGAGGTTCTGCGTTATATCTTTCCTTTAGAATCTTATAAAACTCTTTTTTCTTTAATGTGCATTTAACTAGACCAAGAAATTCTTCATCTGTTAAAAATAACTGCCTTGCGATCCGCTTTGATTCTCTAACAGAAAAGTAACTTTTTTTATGGTTGAGGGGAATTGTAACCCGGTCTATTTCTACGTTGTCAATCTCAAGGATCATCACTGGGTGTTGAGATCTTTTGCCCAGCCTGCTGTCGCTAACTTTCTTTTTGAATGCAATGTGGATTGCCGATTCGGTAAGACCACTTAGCAGTTTGCTCATTTTCGCACTGAAATAAGACTACTTAAGTGTTTTTTCCACCTAGTTGGCTTAGGGCCAAGTTTTGTATCGTCTCGGCTCATTAGATGATCGTAAAGGTCAAGCGTTTGGGCCTTCACTTCCTCAATCGCTTCTCGGAAGGTTGGCAATGGTAAGGTGTGCAAGTCTAAGTTTGCATAATGTGCAGTTACGCCGCCTTCAGAAAACTCTACTCCAACCAACATACCCTTATCCAATTCAATACCTTCTCCCAAGCTGTCAATTTGAATGGCTAGCGGGTGTTTCCCCAATAAGACAGGCGTACTATCAACTTTTAAATATAGTCCCTTTCTCTCGCTACTAGAGAGGATCTTTAAGCCCCGCTCGATATAGTCAGGACTTGGTAGGATTACTGTGAATAGGATTACTGTCAACATGACAACCTCAATATTTTTTACTAGGTTCTTTTCCGGGCAATAAACTTTCGTCAAAGGCTTTTATACTGCTGTCGAGCCAAGTTTTCATAGCCTTCATCGTATTGTAATCCATTATAAGACAACCCTCAAACTCTCTAACTCCTACCCTGGCGTCAGGGTAATTACTTAAATTCTTTAAACTTTCCTCCTCTACGATGAAGGTTTCTTTCTCAGGGAGAGAAGGCTTATCTATATAAAAATCCATATACAAATACCCGTTATTGGCAATAGCACCACGCATCCCGGTTACAAAGTACTTCCTGTAATCGAGACTTTTCTTACAGTTCAAAACAATCTTTGTGCTTTTTGCTTTATTGGTCATTTTACGACTTATCGGTTTATAGTTTGAGGCACATTATAATCAAAAATATGTTCCTCTAAAAAAATGGATTTTAAAGACACCTCTCCGAACGGCCAGTATGAAAATCTAAAATAAATTGAATACAAGTATTACAGCACAATTCCGGAATAGAATCAATACCGGTGGGCAGGAGGCCCGTATATTCCCGTTCCATGGCAAAATACCACAAAAAACTCCTAGCTTGTCAACTAATTTAATCCTGTGGGGCGTGGACCGGATAAGCCCGTAGCCTGGCTGGGCGCAACTGTGAGTCAATTTCAGGGATATAGACCCTTTCCCCGTTCACCCTGTTACACAGCCAGAGATACGGATCAGGACCAAACTTTTCAGCAAACTCCTTCCAAATCCTCTGATCCGGAGTACCGCCTTTAATGTCTCCAGCCTTGAAATCTCTTTCGTATTCACTCATAATCCGTCCTTTCTAATTGGAAGGTTTGATACTGTGGGTGGTTGGCCCCTTGATTCATTTGTGGGCTCCTTCATACCCCTCCATAATCACACGTGATAATATTTGAACCGCCTGTTCCTCAGCAGTGCGCTCACGTGTTCCGCTGATCGTATTAAGCCCGGCAAGGTGAATGTGGATAAGTTCATGAATAGCCGCTTGGGTAAGTTTTTTCTTGCTTCTAGGTATGCCCCCAGAGTGGTTTTTGGCTAACCGAATTGTGGCTGTGAGATACGTAAGATTAAAATCCACCTGACCCTCCCCACCAAAAGGAAGCTCACTATCATTAATAATTTCTAGTTCCACATCCCAGTGGTCGAGCTTCAACCTCGTCTGCCACTTTGAAAAAAGTTTAGTTATTTGCTCGTCTTTCATGTTAAGCCCTCTCAAGAAGTCCTAATACACCAGCCAATATTACATAGCTGTTGCCAAGCAATTGGTCGCCCTCCCAGTAATGCCACGCACTAACCCCTAGGTTTGCAAAGATTACTGCACCAATAAACAAAGTCCAAACACTCCAATCTTTTCTTAAAGACCATCCTGTTTTCATTTTTAAACCTCCTCAATTTCTATTGGAAACAAATGCTCCACCTGTTTCTTTTTAAATTTGTAGCTTTCAGTCCTCATGCCCTTTACTTCCACAAAGTGAGCCGTCCCATCCGTATGAAACTCCAGAAAATCAAGAACCAGTTTTCCTCCACCCGGTAAGTGAAAAGGAACCTGACGGAGAAAAAAGATCACCTCCCCAGCTTTGATACGGAGCTTCAAGTCCATGTAATAATTCCCTTCCTTCTTTGAATCAAACCGAATCCCGTCATAGACCGTAGGCTTCGCATTGAATTTATGCCGATGAATTCTCATTTTCCTTGTCCGTTGAGAACAGGCACATCAGAGTATCTTCCTGTCGACCTATCGTAAATAAGGGTTGCCATTCCGTGTTTTCCGTTTTCTCTAAACCTTATTTTCTGGACGTGAATCTGTACCTCGGGGTTCTCCGGTTGGCTGACATCACGCCACACAGAAATACAATTATCCGCTTTGTTGTACCAATGAGCGCTCCCAGATACATCGTAGGGGGTTGCCACCGGATACTGCGACTTTTCTGTTTTGACCAGTTTTGTAGGATGGGCCATGATCCAAATATGGATATCCCTTTCCCTGGCAAACCTGCGTATTTTTGTCAGAGAATGGCTGATATATTCTGTTTCAGTAAAGTTGTTGGGGCGCGAATGATCCAGCTCATTCCATGGGTCGATGATCAAACCATTTATGCCCTTTCGATAAACAAGGTCATCCGCCCTGTCCAATATATATTTAACGGTCGGGGTTTCTTCTTCAGGTAAAATAAATTCAAAATGTTTGTCCAGCCAACTCATACCCTCCATCAATTCACTGCTGGTCATCCTTTCATTTGCCCCCCTGTAAAAGGGTTTGCGTAAATATTTTGCAATCAATCTCCCCGCGTGTCCTTCGAGGGGTTGGTTCTCAGGGCTGCACACAGCAAATTTCCAGCCATGAATTTCAGCAAGGTTTATGATTACCGCATCCAAAAACTCCGATTTTCCATTAGACGGTGAACCTGAGACAAGAGTCCATTCACCGGGCTTCACAGAGTAAAGAGGGTCGAGGTCCCTGAACCCTACACAGGCCCCGCCATTCATGCCATTGTCGTAAAGGTTTAAGATCTTATCTGCAATGCTTTTAATATCAATTATCCCTTCAATGGGACAAAATTTAGCTCCCGCAATAAGCTCTTGGATTTTTTCTTTTCCGCTTTTTACCAGGACATCGTTGAAGTCCTTGCAACCTGAAGGCCAGTTAACGAGTTTACATTTTTTTAATCCAATTCTTTTTAGCAGTGTATCTTTTAATTTTTCCCCCTTCGCGTCATTGTCTGCAGCAATTATGTGGGTGGCGACCTTGTCGAGAGCCGGGAAACAGTTTTCCAGGAAATCCAGATTGCTATCTGCTCCGTTTGGAACGCTAACGCAGTTTCGAAAACCCGCCACCTCGGCGGACAATTTGTCGATCTCGCCCTCTACCCATATCAGGGTGTCCCCCTCGATATCATCCCTCCCGTACAAAGTTTTTTCTGCATCTTTGACCATTTTAAAGTTTTTTTCACCATCCCTGTACTTGATGTTGACAATCACCCCGTCCTTGAAATACGGAAATTGGATGGTATTGACTTCCTGCCCTTGCTGAGGCATCCATTCGAGGCCGTCCGTGATTTTGTTTCGCGCCAAGACCTCCTCCGTAATCCCACGCCCATGAAAATAAGCTCTGGCCTTTTCAGACAATCCCGCCCTATCCTGATAATCTGGCTTTTTATAGGTTTTCGGCCCGGATTTGGTTTGTGGTGGACGGTAATCCCCGTTGACCTTCGGCAAACATCCCGTAAACCCACAATGCCAACAATTCCAGACCTCTTTGTCAAGATTCACGCTCAGACACGGGTCCCGGCTCTTTTTCCTGCTACTGCTACATTCCGGGCAGAGCGATTTATGCTCCCCGCTGGTTCTGCCGCCCACATCAATCCCGTAATCCGCATAGGTTTTAGTCATATCACCAATTTCCCCGGAGCCGCGCTGTTTATATTCGCCTGGGTTATGAATCTAGAACCAGGACCTCTTAGTTTTTGTGGCTCAATCTGGATATAATCTCTCCAGACATGGTTAAACCAGGTTGAACCGTGCTGCCACTCGCGGTCAGGGTGCCCATTCGCCCTGATATGCTCGGTGTCGATGATATAATTTTTCAACGCCTCCTGGATATCCAACCAATCCTGCTCCGTCTGAACCTGTTTCTTGAATTTTAATTTAGCCTCATGCTTTTTTAACTTCCGGGGGTACTCGCCCCAAATAATTTCAAACCGATTATCCCAGTCAGGGGCAGAGGGGTCTTTCTGCCCAATAGGGGTTTTAGGTTTAGAGTTAGAGACAGAACCAGAAACACAAACAGAGGGTTCAACGTTTGTTTCCGTGCTCTGTTCAACGTTTGTTGAACGCTTGCTGATACCCCTATCCCTCTTATTTGATTGACTTTTTTTGCCTGCCTTGGAACACTGGCGACTTCGGTTTTTTTGTTTTAGCCTCTCCTTGTCCAGTCTCTTATGACGTAATCTCGATGGGTCGTCAGGGTCAGGATGGAAACATCTAAGCACTCCTTTCAACGCTTGCTCAATGTTCGTTGATGTGATCTTTAGCAAGGGCTTCAGGTCTTCAATGTTGGCCGGTATAGACCCTTCCAACCAACAAAGACAAAGTAGTCTCAGATAGTGCCCATCCTGCTCAGCCGTCATTACAATGGTGTTGGCGTCACTTAAATAGGCCTCAGGGTAAAATTGAAACGCTGGTGATTTATTTTTCATGCTCTATATCTCCATAGCGGTATCCGCAACTTATTGTTTTTTATGATGATTTAAACCCTCGCCATAACGACCGAATCAGCAAGGCAATTAAAAATCTAATCCCGGTTTTTCCATTAAAGTAACCAGCCGCCAGGGTGTCCACAATCCAGACTTTGAGTTTTTCGTAGAAAGCCATAGTTTTGCCCTGTCAGATCTCCATTAATTCCCGCAAAATGTCCGGTGAAATTAACTCCTTAATCGTTGAAGTTAAAGGCTCATTGTTTTTCCTCTCCGCTCTTTTGTCCCTGTTTATGTCCATACAATATCTCCTGGCATTCCCGTATCGGGAATGGGGCTTGACCTTGCGCTTTTGCCGTTCTTCCCATAATTCAGCTAGATCGCTCATTTCGTCCTTAGATATTCTTCACTTTCTACCCACCCCCGCTCGGTCATGAAGCCCCAGTCTTTTAATTCAGGTCCCGTAATAAAAAGTGTCCACACCGGCTTTTCTCCAAACAGAGTAAGAAAATGCAGCATCGTTGAACTGCGGTAATAAAACCTCCAAGGTTCCACAACACGCGTCTGAGATGGCCTCATCGTATCTCCGAGCTTCCAAGGATTAATACATTCAAGCATCTGGCCCTTTAAAACAAAGGACAGGCTGGCGTAACGGTGGTCGTGATAAACCCCCTCATCGGACAACAGGAGCTGATGCAGGTAAATATTAAACACCTTGTTCCTTGGGAAGAGCTTCCATCTGCGGAGATACAAACCATAGCTATTGCGTATCTCCTGGTAGTGGTTTTCTGCCAGATAGGCTTTGAGTTTTTTATAGGGATTCATTTCTTCTTTTCCCAATGGATGCAGCCGTCTCTTATTCGTCATCAACTTCTTCATACCATTTCGGCTTTTTGCCTATATAAACTTCTGGCATTTTAAGGTCGGGGTCATTAATAAAAGAGGCAAAGGGGTCAATAATATTTCTTTCCGAATCGCCCATCTGTATCCAGAGGTGTTCTTCAATATGATCCTCTTTTTTCACAAACCCTTTCACCAGTCTTTCAACCGGGTGTTTTAAAAAATCTAAATAATCCCCCAGAGATTGACAGCAAAACCACACATCAAAAAATGACCCGTAAGCTTTTTTAGTTAACTCATCATCGGTGTCTTTCCACCCCTCCATATACTGATTAACAAGAAGCAAAAGAGGTTGTTCGGAATCATCTTTAATTGCGCGAGCAATCTCTCTCTCTTCGCGTTCTTTTTTCATCTCGTCTTTATCCATTCTCATTCATCCTTTCGCTTCAAAGTGGATGCAGCCAAATGGCTGTTCAATTTTTATCATTACCTTGAAACAAACTTTTTCCGATTCACTCAAATGTTCACAATCCCCACAAGTCCCGATCACGTGGAGATTTGTGGTGTCCTGTGGAGGTTCTTTTTGAAGTACCCCAATATGCCTTTGTTCTGATTCGGACCATTTCACCTTTAAATTTTTGTGCATCCAGTCATCAAGCTTCATTGTTTCTCCAATTTTTTAGACAGATATCCCCATGCCATAAGCACTATTACCCCAATACCCATCAGGAAAAGAATGCCCAAAACAAAGCCCAGAACCGAGGAAGCGGTCGCCAATAACCAGGCAGAGATAACCTTTATTGCTATAAAAAATATCTCCCAAAACGTTAAATCCCCTAAGCCTTCCATAGGATTTCTCCTTAATTATAAATATAGATTCTCGCGCCCTCTGGTCGAGGGTTCTCCCAGACATGAGGTATCGGGTAATGCTTCCATTTTAATTTCGGACCATGTAACTTTGGCCTGAGCATAAATTTTGTATCAAGTTGACCGGGGCCCATCCAAGAAGGAATAGGGTGTTTCCCGGTTCGCGTTCCGGACGCATCCAGTCCCACAGTGCGGGTCTTGGAGCGAGAACTAGTGTTTCCACGAACCTTTTTCCGCTTTTTTAACTGATGAATTAATTTTTTAAACATAACTCACTCCAAACCCCCACTTACAAAGGGCCATCCAAAATGGCTGACCCAAAAATTGTTAATCAGTGACTACCTGCCAATCGTTTGCCAACATGTCGGTTTGAGAAGCCACAGGGAGCCAATCACATATTTTCGTATCTGATATTTTTATCTCAAGACGCCCTTGTAAATCAGGAATCAATAATAAGAACATTCCTTTCCCGTTCCAACCAGCCCGACAAACTTTTTGACCCGCTTTCAGGGCTTCGATAGCATGACCAAAGGACATGGCTGTTAACGGTTGGTAGGCTTTTTCAAAGACTTCTTTGGGCGACCAGGACATATAACCATCCTCATATTTCACGCCATGCCCGTCCTCAAGATTATCTTTTCCACCTTTGGCCTCCCATGCTTCAATCAATTTCGTGCCATAATATTTTTGAGTCATAAAATTCCTTTCGTTAAAGTTTTTGCCCACACACACGCAAAAAGGGCCAATCCATTTTTGGATTGACCCTAAAATTGCTTTTCCCATAGTTCTCCCATAGCAAAAACCCCCATTCTCAAAATGGAGGCTTTTTAGAAAACCTTGTAAACTATTATATTTTAAAGCTTTGTCGTGTTTTGTTCCCCTGAGGATCAGGGGAAATAAGGGATTGGTGCCGATGGGGAGAGTCGAACCACTGTAGCATAAACTGCTAATTTGTAAAGAGTTATAGTTGTTTTGAGAAGCCGTTTCCCATAGCTTTCCCATAGCCCAATCGGTCATAGTTGATTATCTCCTGCAACTTTCTCATCGATTTTGTTAAAAGCTTCCTGCAAGGTGTCCTTATAAACCTTCGTGTAGCGCTGAGTAATACTCGACCCTTCAGAGTGAGCCAGGGCTTTCCCTACCCAGTCCATGCTATAGCCCGCATCAAGAAGCATTGAGGCCACAAAACGCCTTAGATATTTTGATCCGTACCCTTTCAGACCTGCCTTAGAGAAGGCCCTTATAATGCTTTTTGAAACGGCGTGGGTATCGGTTTTCTGGAAGAAACAGGTCTCCGGATTGAGTGGCCAGGGAACAGTTTCCAGTATGTCGGCCAATGCCCTGCAAATCGGCACCCTGATATCAACACCA